AATTAGAGCATTCTCTAGTCTCTATTTCAAAATGGGAGTCAAGATGGCGTAAACCATTCCTGAGTAAAGACTCAAAGACAATTCAAGAGACGATCGATTACATACGATGCATGACCATCACCCAAAATGTTGATGACGCAGTTTATAATAACTTGTCGAATGACAACATCCAAGCGATAAATACCTATATTGAAGCTGAGATGACTGCCACAACATTCTCTAAAGAGAAACAAGGTAATAGTAGAGAAGTAGTAACAGCTGAACTAATCTACTATTGGATGGTAACCATGAATATTCCTTTTGAATGTCAAAAATGGCATCTAAATCGACTCTTGACTCTCATAAATGTTATTAATATTAAGAACTCCCCTCCTAAGAAAATGAGTACTCGAGAAATTATGAGTAGAAATACTGAATTAAATGAGGCACGATTAAAAACATTAGCTAATGGGGGGTAATAAAAATGATAATAATAAGTCACTCTGGAAGCTTTAATAATACAGAAAATTTCTTTAAAAGAAGTGTATCTCGTGAGTATTTACTTGCTCTAGAGAAATATGGACGTGAGGGAGTTGCAGCACTCGCATCTGCTACACCAGTAGATACTGGAGAGACTGCTAATTCCTGGGATTATAATGTGGTTATGACTTCAGGTGGTTTTAAAATAGAATGGGGAAATTCCCATGTAGAAAGTGGTATACCAATTGCTGTACTTATTCAGTACGGTCATGGTACGCGAAATGGTGGTTATGTCCAAGGACGTGACTTCATCAATCCAGTAATACAACCTATATTTGACAAAATAGCAGATGAAATATGGAAGGAGGTAACTAAATAATGCCAAGTGTTGATTCACGTATTGTTAACATGCAATTCAACAACAGTCAGTTTGAGAGTGGGATTAAGACAAGTGTTAATTCTTTAACCGCACTTAAGAATGGATTAAATTTAGATAAGTCAGCAGCAAGTTTAAACAACTTACAACAGGCGGGCAATTCATTCTCATTGGCTAATATGGCTAATGGTATAGAAAGTATAAATAGTAAATTAACACTTCTTGGTGCAGTTGGTGTTGCCGCCCTTCTTAACATTTCAAGCGCTGCAATAACTGCTGGTACTAATCTAGTTAAATCTCTTACTATCGACCCGATTATGACAGGTCTGCAAGAATATGAAACCAAGATGAATGCTATTCAGACAATCCTTACAAATACAAAGACTAAGGGATCAACCCTAGACGATGTCAATAAAGCATTGAATGAACTAAATACATATTCTGATCAAACTATATATAACTTTGCTGAGATGGCAAAGAATATAGGTACATTTACGGCCGCAGGAGTTGATTTAAAGACTTCTACTGACTCAATTAAGGGTATAGCCAACTTGGCTGCCGGTTCAGGCTCAAGTGCTCTACAAGCATCTACAGCGATGTATCAGCTTTCACAGGCTATAGCATCCGGTTCGGTTAAACTTATGGACTGGAACTCTGTAGTTAATGCTGGTATGGGTGGAGAGTTATTCCAAAATGCATTGAAGGATACAGCAAAGGGAATGGGTATAGTAGTTAAAGCTGGCGTACCTTTCAGAGAAACACTTAAAGATGGATGGTTGACATCTGAAGTATTAACAAAGACTTTATCTAAATTTGCAAATGATCCAGACCTAATCAAAGCAGCAACCCAGGTAAAGACATTCTCTCAGTTAATAAACACAATGCAAGAGTCAGTTCAATCTGGATGGGCTCAATCATGGGAAAATATCATAGGTAATAAAGATGAAGCAGCAGCATTCTTCACAGAAGTCAATAATGGCTTTGGTAACATTGTAGGTGGAGCCGCAAAGGCTAGAAACGAGATGCTAGCTTTCTGGAAAGCCAATGGAGGTAGAGATGCCTTAATATTAGGGCTTAAGAATGCATTTGATTCATTAATGTCTATCATGACACCTATAGGTCAAGCATTCAGAGAAATATTCCCTAAGACTACAGCTCAAGGTCTTATTGATTTAACGGTAAAATTTAGAGATTTCATGGCTAGTTTAAAACTAAGTGATAAAACAGCAAATAATCTTAAAGCGACTTTTAAAGGTTTCTTTGCAATTCTCGATATAGGCAAACAGGCATTCATGGCTATTGCAGGCGTTATAGGAGCAGTAATACAAGCTTTACTTCCTGTCGGTGATTATTTACTTGGAGTTACAGGACAAATAGGTAATTTCTTTGTAGGACTAGATCAATCTATAAAGACATCTGGGTTCTTCGTCAATGCTGTAACGGGAGTAGTTAATGCTCTTAAATTCCTAGGTAGTGGTGTTACGAACATAGTAACTAAAATACAGGAAACTTTTGCGACATTTGGCAAACTTGATTTCAGTGGACTTACTACTATCTCTGATAAAGTTAAACTCGGATTTGAACCAGTACTAGTTATTATTGGAGTAGTAGGTAAAGCGTTCGATAAATTGTCAGAAGGTATGATGAAAGCCTTTTCTGGAATTACTACCAAAAGAGTATTTGATGTAGTCAATGGTGGATTAATAGCTGGTATATTATTAGGAATTAAGAAACTTATAGGCGCATTAAAGAATATGGTAGAGGATACTAATTTCTTAGATAGAATCAAAGGTATTCTAGATGGAGTTAGAGGTAGTTTAGAATCATTCCAGAACTCACTTAAAGCCAAGACATTAATGAACATCGCTATTGCTATTGCTATATTAGCAGCATCTTTAGTGATATTGTCATTGATAGATGATAAGCGACTATCCTCAGCATTAGGGGCTATGACAGGAGTATTTATAGAATTAGTTGCCGCAATGGGTATATTAAGTAAACTTACAGCCGGAGCAGGTATAGGACAACTTATAAAACTAGGTGTAGCTATGACTACCATATCTACCGCGGTTCTTATCCTATCATTTGCAATGCTCAACTTTGGAAAACTTAAATGGGATGAAGTAGCAAAGGGTATAACTAGCATAGCAGCATTAACAACTATATTAGTATTGACATCTAAGGCTTTAGCAGCTAACAAAGGATCTATGATTCAAGGAGCAGGAAGTTTAGTTATATTTGCAGCAGCAATGAATTTGTTAGCAACTGCATGTAGAAACTTTGGCACTATGGATTGGGATATGATCGTTAAAGGTCTTGTGTCTGTAGGTGTATTATGTGCTGAAATAGCCTTATTCTTAAACTTTACAACATTCAGTGAGAAGGCAATAGCTAATGCTACAGGTATTCTTATTCTATCAGTGGCTATGAATGTACTTGCAACTGCGTGTAGAAATTTTGGTACTATGGACTGGACTATGATAAGCAAAGGAATGATCAGTGTAGGTATACTACTTACCGAGATAGGTATATTTTCAAGATTGACAGGTGAGTCAAAACAGGTTATGGCTACAGGAGCATCATTAATACTTATATCTGTGGCTTTAAATCTATTAGCAACGGCACTTCGAAACTTTGGGACAATGTCACCAAATGAATTGATGAAGGGTTTCATGGCTATGGGAACAGCCTTAGCATTCATGGCAATAGGTTTAAAAGCAATGGAAGGAACCTTATCTGGTTCAGCCGCATTATTAGTAGCAGCAATAGCATTTAATCTACTAGTACCAGTATTGATATTATTAGGTAACATGAGTTGGGATGCAATAGTTAAAGGATTAACTTCTTTAGCTGGTGTATTCGTAGTCTTAGGCTTTGCTGGCGTAATACTCGGACCATTGGTACCAGTTATATATGCCTTAGCCGGATCAATTGCCTTGATTGGAGTAGGTGTAGCATTAGCCGGAGCAGGATTAGTGTTAATGAGTGTAGGGGTAACAGCATTGGCTTTAGCCCTGTCAACAGGAGCAGTAGTCATAGCAGCAGGTATCGTAATAATAATTAATGCTATTGTTGGTATGATCCCAATAATAATCCAAAAGCTAGGTGAAGGTATTGTGTTATTCTGTCAAACATTAACTGATAGTGCTGATACAATAGCCTTAACAGTACTTACACTAGTAGCAACTATATTAGATACCTTCTATCTTATAATACCAGAGATCGTAAACTTTGGACTTAACTTGATTACAACATTATTAAATGCATTGATACTTAATGCTCCGATTATCATACTTCAAGTCATCACGATTATACTAGAAATTGTGCAGGTCTTAACTGATAACATGCCAAAGATAGTAGATGCTGGTGTCAATCTAGTACTTGCGTTCCTACAAGGAATACAGGCCAACATGAACAAAATAGTAGAGGCTGGATTTCAGTTGATCATTTCATTCTTAAATGGTGTTACCAACTCCATAAACAATAATAAACAAGCCTTTGTAGACGCAGTACAGAATCTTGTATTAGCGATGATGGGTGCAGGAAAACTAGCAGTTACTGATTCTATTAAAGACTTTGAAGAAGCTGGTAAGAATGTTGTTGCTGGGTTTATTAGAGGTATAACAGGGGCCATAGCAGGAGCAGCAGCAGCCGCCGCAGAGATGGGTAGAGCAGCATTAGTAGCAGCAAAGGCAGCCTTAGTTGAGAAGTCTCCATCCAGAGCATTCATGCAGGTTGGTGCTTACGCTGGAGAGGGTCTTGTAATAGGACTGAACAGTTACAATGATAAAGCGGCTAAAGCAGGTGCCGAAGTTGCTACTAATGCCTTAGATGGTCTATCAGGAGCCATAGCAGGTATCTCTGACGCTGTTGATGGTAACATGGATCTACAACCAACTATCACTCCAGTACTTGACCTTACAAACATTCAAAATGGTAGTAAACAGATGAATGGTATGATGGCTGGAGTCAATGGATTATCAATAGCAGGATCAATAAGTGCATCCCAAAAATCCCGCGGAGGAAATTCTGAGAAAACAAATTCATCTTCAACACCAGGTTCACAAGCAAATGGTGGTTTAACTGTTGTAATAGAGAACTTTAATAATGCTAGAGGGCAGGATGTACAAGCATTAGCGGAAGAACTATCATTCTACATGAGACAAAAGAATTTAGGATTGGGGGTAGGCTAAATGGGAATGCCGTATTTCATATTTAAAGACATAGACAGTACTGGTGTTCTAACTGTTAATAAACTACCTTCAATCTTTAGTGCAGAACGAGACATGGAGTTAGTACCAGTACAAGGACGAGATGGATATGTGACTAATGACTTAGGTAGTTACAGAAGTGTAATTAAATCAGTTGAATGCTCCATCAATGACTTATCACAATTAGATTATATATGCAACTGGTTATCAGGTAAGGGTGATGTTATATTTAGTAATGAACCCGATAAAGTATACAAAGCAGTAATTAAGAATCAAATAGAGTTTGCTAAAGTATTAGGAACCTTTCATAGTTTTATAATTTTATTGGAGTGTCAACCTCATAAGTATGTTGATGCAAACGATGTAATAACCCTAACTACAAGTCCAACAACCATTAACAATATAGGAACCATCAACAGTCTACCTATATTTAAGATTTATGGTACTGGATCTGTAGTGTTAACCATTAATGGTCGAGCAATACTAATAAATAGTATAATCGGTTCAGTAACTCTCGATTCCGATATTGGAGATGCTTTTAGTGGTGCAGGAAATATGAATAATAATATGACTGGAGAGTTCCAAGAACTAATACCAGGAGTTAACAACATATCCTGGACTGGAACCGTTAGTAAAATCGAGGTAACACCAAATTTTAGATATTAGGAGGCATAACTTATGGCAATAAACGCAGCAGGACTAAATGCAGCACTAGATGCAATTAAAGTAGCAAAATTCGCGTACATGGCATTGTTTACGGACGATGCTGCAACTACAGAGGTGTCAGGTGGTTCACCGGCATATGCAAGGAAAGCAGTAACTTTTGATACCGCAGGTACTGGTGGAGCAGGTAAGATACAACTTAATGGTACTCTTCCTAACTTTGATGTGCCAGCGTGTACTGTTAAAGCAATAGCGTTCTATGACGCATTAACCGCAGGAACTCAGTATGCTATGTATAATGTAACTCCAGATGAAGTGTTTGCTGGTCAGGGTGTATATAGTATAACCGCAGGATCAATCACAATTACGTAATTTATATTC